AATAGCTTATACAGAAACTTTGCAACAAGAGATTCAAAATCTTCAAGAGCAACTAGCAAACATACAATATCAATTAGATATAAGAGTTACAGCTTTAGTAGCTTATCAAAGCACTTTGGAAGTGATTGAAGAACCTGTTTTAAATGGAAAAGGAGATAATGCCTAAAAAAACTGTGATGGAAGTGGCGGCACATATTGAAAGACACGAAGCAGTCTGTACTGAACGTTGGTTAGAAACTATCCATCGAATAAAACGTCTTGAACTTTTTGTTATTGCTACTTTAGTTACTCTATTACTCAGTGCTGGCGCTATTTTAGCGGATCAATTATTTTAACATGACAAATGCTAACAAAGTATATTTTTCGTCCAGGGATCAATCGAGAGGGAACAGATTACTCTAACGAAGGTGGTTGGTTTAATGCCAATCTCGTTAGGTTTCGTAAAGGACTTCCAGAAAAAATAGGTGGCTGGGCTAAAGCTACTTTAAATACTTATCAATCAACTGTTCGGGCATTACATGCTTGGGTAGATTTATCTTTAAGCAAATATCTTGGTTTAGGAGCTACTTGGAAATACTATATAAGAGAAGGAGACAACTTTTATGATATCACCCCAATAAGACTAACAACTGCCGCAGGAGACGTTACGTTTTCAGCTTCTAACGGAAGTTCTACACTTACAATAACTGACACAGCTCATGGCGCACAACAAAATGATTTTGTAACTTTTTCTGGAGCAGCGACACTTGGCGGAAATATAACTGCTGCTGTATTAAATCAAGAATATCAAATAGCAACAATCGTTAACGCTAATAGCTACACAATCACTGCGAAAGATACTTCAGACACAACGGTAACTGCAAACGCTAGTGATAGCGGTAATGGAGGTTCTTCTGTTGTTGGTGCTTATCAAATTAATGTAGGATTAGACGTTTATGTTGAATCTACAGGTTGGGGAGTAAGTACATGGGGAGCAGGTGCGTGGGGGTCTTCTACAGCAATTACAGCAGCTAATCAATTAAGATTATGGTCTCACGATAATTTTGGTGAAGATTTAGTCATAAATGTGCGAGCGGGGGGTGTGTTTTATTACGACATAAGCGCAGCTACTTTAGGAACAACTAGGGCAGTAGCTTTATCAGATTTAGCAGGAGCAAACTTAACACCAACGAAAGCCTTACAGGTGTTAGTCAGTGACGTAGACAGGCACGTAATATGTTTAGGAGCTGATCCTATATCAGGAAGCTCTAGGTCTGGAAGTATAGATCCATTGTTGGTTGCGTGGAGCGATCAAGAAAACGTTACTGAATGGGAGCCATTACCAACAAACACAGCAGGATCTTTGCGTTTATCCGCAGGGTCTCAAATTATAGGAGCACTACGAGCCAGACAAGAAACTTTAATTTGGACTGACACAGCTTTATATTCTATGAGTTTTATAGGTCAGCCTTTTACTTTTGGTGTTAATTTAGTAAACGAAGGTGTAGGGCTTATTTCTCCAAACGGTGCAATTAATACTCCTAAAGGAGTGTTTTGGATGGATAAAAAAGGTTTTTATACTTATAACGGTTCTGTTCAAGACATACCTTGTACAGTACAAAATTATGTGTTCAGTGATTTTAATGAATCTCAAGCCTTTCAAACTTTTGGTTTTGTGAATAAAGAGTTTGATGAAGTAGGTTGGTTTTACTGTTCAGGAACTTCTACTGTTATAGATAAATATGTAGTATTTAACTATGAAGATGGAACTTGGACGATAGGTCAACTTACTCGAAGTGCATGGATAGATGAAGGTATATTCAATAACCCGATGGCAACATATACCACAAGTAACGTAGGATATTTATATAACCATGAAACAGGTAATGATGCGGACGGTGTTGCGATGGATAACGTTTTCATAGAGTCTAGTGACTTCGATTTAGCTGACGGAGAAGATTTTCAATCGATTAGAAGAATCATTCCTGATATAAAATTTACAGGAAACGGAGGAACAGGACAAACTGTAAATGTAGTCGTGAAAACTAGAAATTTTCCTGCCGAAAGTTTATCGACGGCTACCACAGCTACTTGTACAAGCAGCACATCTAAAATAGACACTAGAATAAGAGCCAGACAAGCTGTGTTAAGAGTTGAATCAGATGACGACAACACTGCTGGAAACAACATAGGAGTTGGATTTAGAATAGGGGTCACCAGAATGGATGTTCAGCCAAACGGTAGGCGATAATGGCTAAAATATTAGAGACAAAACTACCAATCGCTATAGGAGAAATATCTCCCGAAACTTTCAACAGGTTAGTTAGAGTTTTAGAACTAAGTCTCAATAAAGTAGACATAGACTCAACGCTTTCTGTAAACGAAACACAACGTAATGAAAATCAGTTTCAAAAAGGCGATATTATTTGGAACCTAAGTACTGACCAACTACAATTATGGACAGGGGAGCAATGGGTAGATATTTATACAGGAACAGAAAATGGAGTAGAAGGTGTGGCTTCTCTTGGAAAAATTTCTGTTTCAACAAACGGATCAACTACGGTATCAATACTATGAATATAGATAAATTAGAAACGGAATTAATACAGGATGAGGGCTATGAATATGAAATTTATTTAGATCATCTTGGCTACCCAACATTTGGAGTAGGTCATCTAATATTAGAAACTGATGAGGAGTTTGGTAAACCAGTGGGCACACCAGTTTCAGAACAAAGAATTAAAGAATGTCTTCGTAACGATATAGACATTGTATGTAAAGAATTAGATAGAAACATGGCATGGTGGACAGAACTAGATGATGTTCGTCAACGTGTTTTAGCTAATATGGCGTTTAATTTAGGTTTACCTAGGTTGAGCAAATTTGTTAAATTTTTAACTGCTGTTCAAGCATCTGATTGGGAAAAAGCTGCTGAAGAGATGATGGATTCTAAGTGGGCTACCCAAGTAGGTAATCGAGCAGTTAGGTTAAAAGAAAAAATGTTAAAAGGAGAATGAAATGCCTGGAATGAAAAAAACTAAATATGCAAAAAGAGGAGGCGCTATGAAGTCCTCTAAAGGTAAAAAAAGAGGTGGCGCTAGAAAAAGAAAAATGACGCGTAAAAGAAAATAAGTGTCTCATCTAATTAGCAATATTCCACATTTTAAATGTTGGGTGAGAAGGGAATTTACTGCTAATCATAGTAATTATCACGGAGAATTTTTGCATGCTATCGCGTTCGCTGTTAATACTATCCCTGACCGTTCGTTAAGTTTTCAAGTTGTGTTTACAGGTTGTGAAACAGAATATGACGACTGGGAAGAGGGTAATATTCATGGAGGCGCTATGTGGGCAAGAATGCCAATACAAGGTTTAGTAGCCGATATTCCTTTAGAAGAATGGGGTGATCCCATGGAAGACCATATAGCGCAACCATGGGATTGTGAATCAAGAGATCATTCTGTAATAGTTATGGATAGAGTTAGTTCTAGTCCATGGCTATGCAAAATAGATGGAAAGTTTTATACTGGTAAATATATGTTTACTGTAGATTATACAAACAACGAAATAGCCGATTGTCCTGCACAACATAAACAGTCTCATGTTTTATATATAACAGAAGATTGTGAATGGAAAGGTAACTTAGTTGCATTACCAAATAATCGAGTAAGGGCAACAAGTCCTGCTTTGTGGGTAACTGGAGAAGGAGCACCAGATTTTACTCCTTCACAAACGTTGCATTCTGCAGAAGGTCATGAAAGTTATCTTGATCCCAGTATAACGTTTAATAATTTATATCAGGAAGAATAATCATGCCAGCAAAAAAGAGAACGACTAAGAAAAAGAGCACTAAAAAGAAAAAGGGCGCAACGCCTACTAATAAGGCTCTTTATTCAAGAGTAAAAGCTGAGGCTAAACGTAAGTTTAAGGTTTATCCTTCTGCGTATGCAAATGGTTGGCTTGTTAGAGAATATAAAAAACGCGGGGGTGGGTACCGATAATGGCGAAACCTAAAGGCGGACTAACTGCATGGTTTGGAAAAGGACCGAAAGGAGATTGGGTGGACATAGGTGCGCCTAAGAAAAAAGGTAAATTCCAAAAATGCGGTAGAAAGTCCGCCAAAGGCGGGAGTAAAAGAGCATATCCAAAATGTGTTCCTAGATCCAAAGCCAGAAGTATGACACCAGCACAAAGAAAAAGTGCGGTAAAACGTAAAAGAGCAGCAGGCAATCCAGGAGGGAAGCCAACTAATGTTAGGACTTTTGTAAAAAAGAAAAATAAAAATGGCAAGAAAAAAAGCTAAAGCGATACGCAGAACAACAGGAAAAGGCGGTAACTACAGACCTACTAAAAAAGGCGCTGGAATGACACGGAAAGGTGTTAAAGCATATAGAAAAGCCAATCCAGGGTCTAAACTAAAAACAGCTGTAACAGGCAAAGTTAAAAAAGGCAGTAAAGCAGCAAAACGCAGAAAGTCTTACTGTGCTAGATCACTAGGACAGCTAAAACGTAGTTCTGCTAAAACTAGAAATAATCCTAATTCAAGAATACGTCAAGCAAGACGTAGGTGGAAGTGTTAATGAAAAAGAAAGGAACTAAAAGAAAAGGACTTTGGGCTAATATTCACGCTAAAAGAAAACGTATAAAATCTGGAAGCGGAGAACGAATGAGAAAACCTGGATCTAAAGGTGCTCCAAGTAAAAAGAATTTTAAACAAGCTAGGTCTACTAGCAGGAAGCGTAAGTAATGTATGAATACAGTTGTGAAGTTAAAAAAGTTGTCGACGGAGATACTATCGATGTTGTTTTGGATCTCGGTTTCGATATTATGTATAAGTCTCGTGTTCGTCTATATGGTATTGATACTCCCGAGTCACGTACTCGTAACAAAGATGAGAAGGCTAGAGGAAAAATGGCTTCAGCTTTCCTAAAAGAAGCTATTGAGGATGGAGAAAAAGTTGTTATACAAACAAAACTTAAAGACTCGAGAGGTAAGTTTGGAAGAGTTTTAGGTGATGTAGTTGTGGATGACGTAAATATTAATCAACTTATGGTTAAATGCCATTTAGCAGTAGCATACCACGGTCAATCAAAAAACGACGTAGAAGAAGAACACATGCGTAACAGAGATGTTCTTATAGAAAAAGGTTTGTTTAATCCAGAGGAGGTGAAATGAAGATAGGCGGATTGTTAAAAAATGTGGTAGGTGCAGTAGCCCCTACACTGGGGACTGCTCTTGGAGGTCCAATGGGCGGCATGGCGGCTAATATGATTTCTGAAGTATTGGGATGTAAAAACGAGCCAAAAGCTATAGAAAAGGCAATCGAATCAGCCACTCCTGAACAGATGTTAGCTTTGAAAAAAGCTGAACAAGACTTCGAACTCAAAATGAAAGAGCTTGAAGTAGATGTTTTTGAACTTGAAACTAAAGA